TGCAACCTTAGGTAATATGGGCGTAACCAATGATCAGATATACGCACAAGGAACATCACAAGATAAAGAAGTATTCGGTTACCAAGAAGCATGGGCAGAATACCGATACAAAGAAAACAGAGTTAGTGGTTACATGAGATCAAACGCAACAGGATCCCTAGATGTATGGCATTATGCAGATGATTATTCACAGCTACCAACTTTAGGAAGTGCTTGGATAAAAGAACCTAAGGAAAACGTAGACAGAACACTAGCTGTAAGCAGCGAAATAACACATCAGTTCATATGTGACTTTTATTTTAAAACATTCTATACAAGAGCAATGCCAGTATACAGTATACCTGGACTTATAGATCATGTATAAGGAGGTGTTATCATGGCAATACCGGCAGGAGTAGCAGCAGCAGGAGCAGTTGGATCCATACTAGGTGGAGTAGGCGGAATAAGCGGAGCCTTACAAGGCACAAGCGGATCAAGCGAAAGCCAAAGCCGAGAAAATAGCGGATCATGGAATGACGCAAATAGTTGGAGTTATGGATCAAGTGCAAGCCAAGCATACAACAATATGGATTCATGGTCAGACAGCTTTGGAGATACTTGGGGAGAAAGCAACAGCTATGGAGAAAATTCAAGCTGGAGCGAAGGAGAAACAGGCGGTTATAGTGCAGCAAATTCATACGGAGAAAGTCAAGGCAGAGTATATGGACGTGAAGCATCAGCGCAAGACATACAAAACGCAGCAGAAGCTAACAAAATACAGCAAGACTTATGGAGTATGCAGGCACAATATAACGCAGAAGAAGCAGCCAAATCTCGAGAGTGGTCTAAAATGATGAGTGATACCTACTATCAGAGACTTGTAGCCGATCTAAAAGCAGCAGGATTAAACCCAATACTTGCATTAAACGGTTACGGAGCAACAGCACCAACAGGAGCAATGGCAAACACAGGTTTAGCAACAGCAGCAAAGGCTAACGCATATGCAGAACAGACCAGCAATAGTTATAACAAATCATCAAGTTACGGCGAGAACTGGGGTTATAACAGAAGTGGATCTTACGGTTACAATCAAAGTTCATCTAGAAGCGGAGGACATAACGAAAGCCATGGAGAAAGTCATGAACGTGGAGCGAGTTCTTCAGGATCTAGTGACAGAAGCGAAAGCACAAGCAAGGGACGATCTTACAGTGTAGGATCAAGTTCAGCAAAAAGCAACACAAACAACAATATCCGAGAAGTTGCAAACACAGCAATCGGAGCCATGAAAAACGTGTTATTTGCTAAGTAAAATAACACCTGTTTGAAGTCAGTCGTTCCCTTTACGACAAGTAGACACCGGGAACGACTGACAGAGAAAGGATAGAAATGCCTTGTTATAGTCCTTTAATCAGAATTGAAGATACGTCTAAATGGTTGAAAGCAACAGACGGTCATTATTATCATCCAGCAAAAATCCAAAAAGCATCTAACATTCTTGGAGAAAGACTTGAGGACATGGACGAAAAAACTGAAAATATATTATGGAAGTACGGTTATACTCCTATACCATGCGGAAATTGTATAGGATGTAGATTAGACTATTCCAGAGAATGGGCAAATAGAGGTTATCTAGAAGCAAAATGTTGGGAACAAAATTACTTTGTCACATTGACATATGATGACGAACATCTTACAAAATTGGACTTTACAGAAGATGATCAAGGTTTTACATATAGTGATCCAGAATGGAACGGAACACTAGTACCTAAAGACTTTACACAATTTATAAAATCACTACGTCAAATAATGAAAAGAGACTACAACGAAGAAGGGATCCGTTTCATGGGTTGCGGAGAATACGGAGAAGAAGGAGAAAGGCCACACTATCATTTAATATTCTTCAATCTTAATCTACCAGTAGAAACCTTCTACTCACCAAAAATAAAAAACGGTAACACTTACTGGCAAAACAAAATCATTGAAAGAGCATGGGATAAAGGTATTTCAAATATATCCGATGCTACGTGGAACACAATAGCTTATACAGCAAGATATATAACAAAAAAAATAAACGGCAAGACATCATCACAACATTACGCAGAACTAGGACAAAGAAAAGAGTTTTTCCGTGTGTCAAGAATGCCTGGGATAGGATATCCATATTACGAAAAATACAAAGACGAAATTTACAAAAACGATAATATCATCATAAAAAACAAAGAGGGAGCAATAGCATCAAAGCCTCCAAAATATTTCGATAAACTCTACGAACAGGAAAATCCTGAAAAATTTAGAAAAATTAAGATCAAAAGATCAAAACAGGCAAGAAACAGCGCAAGAATAAAAGATACAACACACAATTACGGAAGGCTAAAAGAACTTGAAATCGAGGCAATATCTAAGTCAGATCAGACATCTTCTTTAAAAAGAAACTTAGAAAAGAAGATCGGAAAGACCTAAAATCAAATCAGTACGGCCTTTCCGATCAAAAAAAAATTCACTGATAATGAAATAATAATATAATAAACAAAAAAATAATCAAACAAATAAAATCAAAATACTTACTTGAGCGTTGGAGGAAAAAATCGACGCGCAACTACATATCTACAAGGATTATCAATTATATCCGCGTTTAAAGACTTCTAAACAAGGAGTCCGTTTGCTAGATAGAAAGGCGCAAAATGAAATACTACATAGAATATTTATACTTTGCTATATGTACAAACATAGGACACTATCTGTATTTACTCAACTACAAATTCCAAGACTACTACAACCGAAGATTTAAGACCATCAAACAAACCGAAACTTTTACAAGTGCGGACGACGGGCTGGGCTAGGCCGGTCGCTAAAGCGACGAAAGCTGCCTATAACACACCTCAACAAGGATTTTAATTACATAGGGCAGCTTACCCCAGCAGAGCAGGAGCAAGAAGCACCGTCTGTTATAAACAGCGATTAAGAAAAAAACGGGCGGTGTAAATTTATACTTTACATACTATTATAATAGTATTATAATACGTTTATAATAGAAAGGAGGTGATTATATGAAATTTAAAGGCAGACCTTCAAAACGACCATCCAGATACGAGTTTGAGCGGGAATATTACAAATACAACCGTACAGCCAAAGACCTTGCAAAAGAATGGGGAGTATCGGAAAGCACCATATACAGATGGCAACGAGAATTCCGAGAAAATAGGGGGGGGGTAGATAAAAAAAGGATCCTGTCTGCATAGGCCGCTTAACAAGATCCTTGATCTGAATGATCTATACTCGAATTGTATCACACCATAACATTTATATCAAGGAGGTATCTATGAAAAGACAGGCAATGAGCAGAAACAAAGACAAAAAAGTATTTACACAGACAGCTAAAAAGGTAAAAAAAATCAATGTTAGACCAAAAGTTCTAAGAGGAGGAATACGACTATGATACTTGAAATGTATGCAATAAAAGACGAGTTAAACGGTTTCACAACACCAATACCATTCAACAATACAGAAATGGCCAAAAGATACCTTAAAGACCAGACCTTTGAAAATCCAACAATAAAAAATTCACCGGAGGATTTCTCAATATGGTTAGTTGGATCATATGACACAGAAACTGGATTCTTTGCAGCCAAGAAACAAATAGAACTAATAGAAAGGAGCAAAAACTATGCCAGTACCAAATAGAAGATTTAGGACTGCTTACGAACCAAGAGAAAGACATTACATATCTACTGGTAACGGTTACGAACCAGAATATGCTTATGAGATCAACAAACAAGGACAAAAAGAACTTGTCAAAATAGGCGAAATAAACGTCTATGAAATGATACAAAGCCATTATGAAGAAACCAAGATAGAAAATATTTTGGCATCAGTCGCAGCAGGTGACACATCAATGTTAAGACCAGATGGTATATATGCAGATATAACAGGTCAGCCTAAATCACTGTTAGAAGCAAGACAGCAGATCCAACATTTAGAAAATATGTGGTACGGATTACCTGCTGAAACAAGAGAAAAATACGACAACAATCTCGAAAAGTTCGTAAATGAAAGCGGATCAGAAAAATGGCTTAAAGATATGGGCTATATAAAAGAAATTGAAGTCGAAGAATTGCAGCCAAACAACACCGAAACTGAAGGAGGTGACAAAAAGTGACACGTAATACAGAAATGCATTTCTCAGAAATACCACAGATAAGTCTAAAAAGATCTAAATTCGATCTATCACACAGCCATAAAACAACAGCAAATGTAGGCGACATAGTACCTATATACTGTGATGAAATTTTACCTGGCGACTCTGTACAAATGGACTTAGCAAGCCTTGTACGTATGGCAACACCAATCTATCCAGTAGCAGATAACTTATATGCAGATTATTATTTCTTCTTCACACCTACTCGTCTCGTCTGGGAACACTGGCAGCAATTTTGGGGAGAAAATGACGATCCATGGATCCAACCAGTAGAATACCAAATACCACAAATAACTGCACCAACAGGAGGATTTATTGAAGGAACAATAGCAGACTATATGGGTATACCAACAAAAGTTGGAAACATATCAGTAAATGCATTACCATTCAGATGTTACGCTAAAATCTATAATGACTGGTTCAGAGATGAAAATCTACAAAAATCAGTAGCAGTAGATATAGATGACGCAACACATAATGGATCAAATCAGGAACCCAATCAATCATTATATGTATTTACCAGAGGAGGAAAATGTGGTAAAGCTGCCAAAATGCATGATTATTTTACAAGCTGTTTACCGTCACCACAAAAAGGTCCAGATGTATCAATACCATTAGGCACAGTTAGTCCAGTAATAGTCGGTGATACACATACAGCAAATCCTAATGATGTAAACCTTAAATGGGAAACACTTAGACAGCATTTGGAAGTAAAAGGCACAGCAGGAGCCTATTCAAATCTAAGCGTAAATCAAGACGGAAATACAGCAGCGCATCCGGATTATGATTCAACTGCAGTAAGTACAGAAACACTAACAAGGCCTAGTAATTTATATGCTGACTTATCACAGGCAACCGCTGCAACAATAAACCAATTAAGAACAGCTTTTGCGGTACAGAAATATTATGAAAACGCAACAAATGGTACAAGGTACATAGAATACCTTAAAAATGTATTCGGAGTAACCTCAAGTGATGCAAGACTTCAAAGATCAGAATATCTGGGCGGTGTCAGAGTACCAATCAACATGGATCAAATCATCCAGACAAGCAGTACAGATAATACAAGTCCTCAGGGAAACACAGCAGGATTCAGTTGTACCATAAGCAGAAACAGCCTCTTCACAAAAAGTTTTGAAGAACACGGTTATCTTATAGGCTTAATGGTAATCAGAACACAACACACCTATCAACAAGGACTTAACAAACTATGGTTACGTAAAAAGTGGGTAGATTTTTACAATCCGTACTTTGCAACCTTAGGTAATATGGGCGTAACCAATGATCAGATATACGCACAAGGAACATCACAAGATAAAGAAGTA